CTGGAATGTATGGCGGAGTTTAAAATTTGAAACATCTTACAAAATAAATACAAAGTGAAATGGAAGTGAGAGGGTATCCGAATTATTTAATCTATCCTGATGGTAGAGTTCAAAACAAAAAGACAAAAAGATATCTTTCTCCAACTTTAGATGGACACGGATACTCACACGTAAATCTATCTAAAGATGGAATATCTAAAACTCATAAAGTTCATAGATTAGTCGCACTACATTATATAGATAATCCTGATAATAAAATATGTGTAGATCACTGGAACGGTATAAGAACTGATAATCGTGTAGAAAATCTACGATGGGCGACACACTCTGAAAATAATCAGAATAAAGGAGTAAATAAAAATAACAAATTAGGAATCAAGAATATATCTTATCATAAAAGAAACGGATATTCATATGAAAAAAGGATAAATAAACAACAATATCAAAAACAATTCAAAACTCTCAAAGAAGCCCTATGCTATAAATATATATTTACATTAAAGATAAGAGCAGGATTAGTTTAATAGAGATATTGGTCGTCATAGAGTTTGTATGTGGAGTAAGTAAAACCTTTGAGAGCATCAGGGAGATATAATGTAGCAATAGCAGGATAAATAAATTTTGTAATCTTACCTTTTTTTTGTAGAGCAATGTACTCCGAGTCTATGGCTCTTTCTTTTTTATTATTCGGTATATTTGACAAGATATCCTGTGCGACTTTTTTATTGGGAATATAGTATCCCGCTGTCTGTCCTATTTTAAATGTTTTAGGATCAATCGTATTGATACCTTTTTCACAACAATATCTTACATTTTCTTTTCCACCATCTTCTTTGAATACTTTCATATCTTTTAAAAATGGAGATGTAATATCTCCTCCGATATAACAGAACTCTTTGCATCCTTCAAGTTCTTTAAGTCTATCCCACTTTTCAATAATAGCATCATCTTCTATAATAAATACATCTTTTAAATCCTCATTTATGATTTTACCAAGCAAAGCCTGATGTGACATACTACAAGCAACAACCTTTTTACGATATTCCATTTTAGCATTATGACGAAAATGATATCTTTCTACATCTTCATCTGTTACATCTTCCCACCATACAGCAGGAAATATTTCATACTTTTCTTCATCATATTTTTCTTTTCTATCTTCATAAGCATTTACAACAAATACTCTCATTTATTACTAGAAGATATTTTATTTTTCAAAGATATTTTCGGATATATTTGATGATCTAAAAGACATCTTTTTACATTAATAGATTTGTATTTTAAATGATATTTTATGAGTGTTTCAGGTTCAATAGTTCTTTTATAATCTACAACATACTTTTTAAGATTATCATATACATCTAAATATTCAAGCATAAGAGGTTTTTTAGCAATGGCTATCTTATCCTGATAACCACCGAAATCACTTCCTTTTGGAATATTTACATAAGAATCATAAAGTTCATTATAATCTAATTTATTTTTGTAAAAGACATCTAATCTTGTAGATATAATCCAATCATAATCACCTTTCAATAATGACTTTACATTATCTCTATTTCTCCACATATACATAACATTCTTTTTAATAGGAGCAAGATTCTTACCACTCTTTACTTTATCCCAATCAATATCAAGTAGTGGCTTATCACTATACTTCCACGCGACAGGTTTATACATTTTTAAGAATCCATCAAGAAATGTTTCATTAACAGATTCTTCTGAGATACCAGCATAGAAATCAATTACATTATCATCACCGAATGTATCTATGATATTTTGATAATGTTTATCATAAGAAGTCAATCTACCTGATAGTAGAATAGCAACTCTCATTTACAATAAATTAAGAAAAAAAATATATATATATATTATTATAAATGGAAAGTTCTCCTCCAAAAGTTATTCCTGTCCGTGACCCTGAAGAAGACTATTTAAATAAAAATGGAATGCCTCCTATACACGAACATCTCCCTGCTATAGAAGGTTTCGGCGGAGGTGCTTGTGTTTTACTCATAAGTCCAGTAAAAACTGGGAAATCCACGCTCATATCCAATATGCTTCTTAATAGTGACTTCTACGATGCACAGGAAAGATTTGACAGTACTCATATAATCTCAAATACAATTGCGAATGATGTTACATCTCGTTTCTTAAAAGAAGCCTTTGATACATACGATCAATACAATGATTCAATTATAGATGGTATCGTAGAAAAACAAAAAGGATATCCTAAGGAAGAACAGCCTGAGATCGCAGTGGTAATAGATGATTGCCTCGGGAGCATCAAAAGGGAAGGTAGAATAAACCATCTGGCCTCGAGGTTTCGACACTTTAACATTAAGCTTCTCATCATAAGTTCGCAGAATTTTCGTGCAGTCTCGCCAATTATAAGACAGAATGCTACGAATGTGATCGTAGGGTCACCATTTCCTAATAGAAAAGAGCTATTGAAGATCGCAGAAGAGTACGGAGATCTGTTCGGAGGAGCAGAAAAGTGGATAGCACTTTACAAAAAGGCTACACCAAATCGTTATGACTTCATTCATATGGATCTCCAGTCTAATCCTCCTAAGATGTATGCTTCATTCACTACATTAATAGCAGAGGGTGAACGTGATATGATGGGTATAAGTGGAAAAGATATTACAGAAGAAGAAGAAAAATTAAAAAAAGATAATGTAGAAGAAAATATTGATGATAAATAAATATGGATTTGTATGGACTATCAGCAGCACGTTCTCAAGGACACGCGAACACACAAGATGTAGATTTGTATAACGAACAGATAAAGGTCGCTAGAGATAATATTAATAATGCTATGGATAGAGAGAAAATTCAAGCACAAGGGAATCTACGAGACCAGCAGGGAAGAGACTTACAAGATAAACTTATTTATGATTTCCACGATGCTATTGCTGGAGGTAATGTGGCGAGTTCATTAAATAAATATTATACACAATTAAAAGGAGCTACAGATACTGCAAAAGATACATATTCAAAAGCGAAACAAGCATATAGTTCTGCTACAGCGGTCGGCGATAAAGTATCAGAGGCTACTACAAACGAGGTCTCACGAGTACGACAGAGTGCTTTTCCTAAATCTCTTGGAAGAGGAGTAACAGAAACAGCACCTCCATTAAGTGAATCATATCAATCATCATTTTTAGATGAATCGGCACGTGTTATGGGAGCAGATGGTCGTCCAGCACCTACTTTAGATGAACGTGATAGAGCAGAAACATTACGAGTTCAATCAGATCCTAATCGTCCAAATGCTCCTATTTCTTCTGAACCTACAACAGGAGAAATAAACAATAGACCAAAAACAAATGAAACTGCTTCTGCGAATGAAAACACTCCTGAAGTATCTGAAGGTAAATTAAGTTCTACGGAAGAATTAAGTGAGAAGATATTAAACACAGGAGAACAAGCAAAGGAAGCAGTCTCAAAGGTAGGAACTGGATTGAGAGTAGCAGGAGATATAGGAGGTCTTGTGTCTACTTATGAATTATTTAAGGGTGGTCTTGCTAAAAATAAAGATGGTTCATACGATGTAGCAGGTGATGTATCACAAATAGCAACAACCGTGGGGACTGGATTAGATATTCTTGGAGCAATTATTCCGGGAGCAGGGGCAGGATTTGAAGCATTAGGAGCAGTCGCTCAGGGTGTAGGTTCTATAGCATCTACAATAGATAGTCATAATAAAGACGAACAAGCAACAACAGAAGCTCAATCCGAGGTAGATAATATAGAAACGCAGAGAAAAGCACAATTAGACGCTCTACCACAAATGAAAACTTCTGCAGCACCTGTGAATACTATGGTAGCTGGTGGTCTTGTAGGATCTATGTCTCAACATTTAAATACAGCAAGTGGTGTAGGAACTTTTTAGATTTTTTTTCTGTTTTAAAAAAAATTATTGTATATACATAAAATACAATGCCAACAACCTCTTTTTGGACGAGCGAAGAAAAAATTCCAATCTCTCAAAAGAAAGTCTCCGTACAGGCGGAGAATGGTCTCAAATATGAACTCGGACAACAGATTAACTTTGTAATTCCTCCTACAATTGGATTTTTTATGCCCTCTGAGACATATCTTCGTATGGATGTAAAAATTCAATATCCTGCTGGATTTAAAGGACAACCTCTAACTCTTGATGGTGACATTGGAGCAAATGTTTTGCTACGCGATATTCGCATTAGCTCTGGTGGAGCACAAAATCAAATTTTAGAGGAAATACAAAACGTGAATATTCTTACAGCATTAAAGTATGATTTTGAAACAAATGACAATATGAAGAAGAAGAGAGCATTGACTGAAGGTGTCGTTGTTGAGAGTAATGTATCTCGTCCTAACAATGATGGAACTGCTACGAATATGAATAATGTAGATACTAATCCTTATTTCACTCGTGCTGATGGTGGAAAGACACTTTCCAATAGTGAATTTAAGACTGTAAAGGCTTTACTAAAACTTCCAACAGGAATTTTCCAAAATGACCGCGTGTTCCCACTTCAGATGACACAGGGTCTCCGTATAGAAATTATTTTGGAAGACCCTAATAGAGTTTTTAGACAACTTGAAACAACTCTTAAACACAAGAGGGTTACATCAAATCCTGTATTCCATTCAATCAGTGGAAGTAATGCATCACGAACATCGTGGACGAATGGTTCGGCTGAGACTTCTTTCTATTTAGAAAGACAGAATGGAGTTATCTCTGTAGAGTCTTGTCCTTTTGCTGTGGGTGATACATTAGCATTTGTAAATCCTCGTGAAGTAGATATAGATGCTCCAGGCGATACTCTCGTTCCTGCTGATGGTAGTGCTTCTACTGCTGTTTGTAAAGTAGTCGTTACAGATATCACATATGATGCTACTGCTGGTGGAAACAGTTCTACTACTGGTCTTGTAAAGATAACATTTGCTTCAACCACTAATAATTGGGGTCAGGCTATTACTCCTTCTGCTACGAAGAAATTCTATGTATATTCTGCTGGAGTAGAACTTGCTGATTCTTACAATCCAACTTGTTCTGTAAATAATGTAGAACTCCAAGTCCAACAGGTGGAAATGCCTGGTGGATATGTATCTAAGATGAACTCTATGTTAAAGGCTGGAGGTGCTATGAACTATGATTTCCTTTCATTTACAAACTACAAATATTCACAGCAAAAGAGTGATCGTGTCGCGAACATTCGTCTCCCTATTCAGAACAGCAGATGTAAAGCAATTTTGGCTATCCCCACGGATGCTACTCCATATTCTGCTAAAGACACTATTTCTTCTAAAGATACATATCTTGTAAATAATATTACGAGAGATACTGGTGGTGGTGACTATTCATACAATCATTCTACTCGTAGTGGTCTTGTAGGGATTGCGGATCATATTTCATCGGCACAGTGGATTTATAATGGAAAACTCAATCCTAATAGAAAAATGCCTCTTTCTCGTATGTCTGTCAATCTCGGAAACGAACAGCCTCTTAATCAGCAGTTATTTATTGAGAATGAAAAGGCTCTTCGTATGTCTAATATTGATCCTCTATCATTTACAAAGTATCAGGAGAACTTCTTTTTGGGAAGAGCACTTTCACTCTCATCAGGAGTCTACGATGCTCGTGGGAAGGACTTTAACCTCCAAGTAGAATATCAGGAATCAACTGCTCCTTCTAAAGCGAAGTTATGGAATTGTTTTGTATCTCATTTAAGACGTATTGTCGTAAAGGGTGACCAGATTTCCTTGGAAGTATAAAAGATTTAAAAATAAAAAGTATAAATATATAAATGTGTGATAATCCTGATTGTAAATGTACTTATTGTGTAAATGATAATTACGATAGATATATAGGAGATCATATGAGAGAAGTTTTAGAGAGCATAAATATGTTTTTAAAACCTCCTGTGAAGAGAGAAGATGCAAGGGATGAAGAAATGTTTTATTCAATGATAATGTATAAAGCACAAGAGGAACTAAATGAAAATACAATAAATTAAAGATATCTTTTTTAAAAATATTTTTTTTAATATTAATATATTTTACATTTATAAAATATGTCGTCTCGTCAAAATCTACAAGTAACACCGAGTAATCACACCTCTACTGGAAAGATATCATACAAGGATGGGAATCCTCTTATTCAGTTCATTATTGGGGAGCAGGGTAGAATGCTTATCGGTCAGTCTGTACGCCTCGTAGGTAAGTTTTCTGTATTCAAGGCAGATGGAACAATCTCTACTTCTCCTCTTCGTATGAGTGAACAACTTGGACTATTTTCTATCATTGATAGTCTTACTATTAAATCTCAATCTACTCATCAGGTGATCGAAGAGATAAAACATTTTCCAAGGTTTATGAGTTCATATCTTCCTGTTACTTCTTCTCAACAGGATGTAGCAGGACATTTATCGGAGACTGCTCTTGTAGGTCCTAACTGGGCTAATCAACAGCATACGGTGGTCTCAAATCCAACTGTAAATGCTGTAGGATCTCGTTCTGGTGGAAACTCTTTTGCTATAAATCTCCCATGTGGCCTGTTTTCAGGACAGAACCCTATCCCTCTTATGGCGAATGGTGCAGGAGGTCTTGGTGGTCTCCTCGTAGAGATTTTACTTGCCCCTGACTCTAATGTTCTTTTTGATGAAACTGGTTCATCTACGAGTGCCGATGTAAAGGATGCTTTTTATCAGTTATCTGATTTAAGTCTATCTTGTGAAGTTATGACTCCTGATCCTACTGTGAGAATGCCTCCTGCTTCTACTTTTGAATACAATTCTATTTCATCTTACTTCACTACATTTAACTCTACGAATGCTATTGTAAATTTCAATCTTGGTCTATCGCGAGTTCTTGGTGTATTTGGTAATATTATATCAGCTGATAAGATTAACAACAGAGGAGAGAATGGTTTGTCAAATAACTTCCCTGTGAATAAGGATGGTAGTCCTGCGAGGATTAAACAACTTTTCTTTACAAGAGGAGGAGAAAGATTTCCTTTGGAATATAATGTAGATACTATTCAAAAATCAAATATAAGTGTAGATAAGAATAATGATTTTGCTGATCCTGAAATCACTCAGCAATATATGAATGCTATTACACAATTCTCAAAACTTCGTAGAACACAGATATCTCCTGTCAATACTAAATATACAGCTGGGACTCCAGCAGTTGTGAATTACAAGGTAGATGGAGGTTCAGTCGCTGGAATAGGAATCGCATACGATGTGATTTCTGGACAAGGTATAGACTTTAGTAGTGTTAATTGGGGAATGAATATGGAATGTGATCTTACATCAGACAATCCTCAGGCATTCTATCTTTTCGTTCATTCAAAGCAAACTTTAGCATTTTCGGCAGATGGTATTTCTGTAGTTCGTTAAAGAGAAAAAAATATTAATTGTTTTTTAAAAATTTTTTTAATATAAATATATTTTACAATATAAAATATGTCTTATGCTACTTCCTCTGATCAGTCACAAATGATGGCTCAACAGCCTTCTCCTGCGAATGTTTCTGCTATTCCTGACCTTGTAAAGATAGGACAGATTCCAACTAATACTGCTATTGATATCGAAACAGATATTCTTGACCCTGTCGTTCATACAGATAGTTTCTGTAGATTTCAGTTCCAGAATAAAGGTATCTTACATTCTAATTCTAAAATTGTTTTAAGAGTAAAGGCAAATGCTTCAGAGGGTTTCCTTCCACTAGGTGTGGGAATTTATTCTCTGCTCCAGAGAGTAGCCCTCCGTGTCGGCACGAAGACCCTCTGTGAAATAGATGACTATGCTCATTATATGGGATACAAGTCTATGTTCTTGGCGAACGAACATCAAAAGCAGAGAGAAACTTATACTACTGGCCGTCGTATCGCACACAAGCCTTTTTATACTGAAGCAGTCGGTGATGATTGGGAAGGTACAGAACAGCAATTACAAGATACAGCACAGAGAGTAGGTCTTGATTTGAACCTTTCTACATCAACTACGAGAACAAACAGAGATGGTGATTTAAAAGATCATTTGTTTTGTAAGACTACAGCATCTTATGGTCCTGAATTTGCATTAAGTCTTCAAGACCTATTTCCTTTCCTATCACAGAATCAATTACCTCTCTTTATGATGAATGAACCTGTTACAATTGAACTATTCTTCTCTGATAAGGCGAGTGAGCGTCTATGTCTTCCATCCTCAGCATCTGCTACATCTCCTGAATTTGAAATAGACCAAACCGCAACACAGCTCATTGCCGACTATCAATACTTTCCTCAGGATATGATGGAACAATACGCGAGACAGAACGCAAATCTTAGTTTTACCTATTCTGATTATCGTCTTGCGAAGAGAACGATTGACATTAGTGCCTCCAACGCATCAACTCTCACAGCCGTCTCAACAGGACAGCAGATTATCAACGTGGGAGGTGCTGGTCGTCTTGTTACGAAACTATTTACTACTCTTTCTGATGATAATGTTAAGAAAGCATCTATGCTAAATAACTATCATTCTATGGGTCTCTTGAGAGATTATAATAATGCTACTCCTGAGAAGTTACGATACAATGGTGTCCTTACATCCAATGTAAAATATAACGACCACTTCCTATATCCTGTAGATGTAGATAACTCTGCTCAGCAGTTCCATTATGTCACTCAGGCAGAAGGTATGGTTCCTTTCATTACAAGAGAAGAATATAATTTTGAAGGTCAGGGTCTTGCTTCAGGTCAGTTTGAGGGATATAGTATGAAGAATGAAAACTCTGGTCTTGCTGGAAGATTTTTCTATCAGGCATATCGTCTTAATCGTAATGAAAGAATTAATAGCAGAGGCATTGAACTATATAAAACTTGGGATCCTCTTCCTAACTCCAAGGGAGCAGTAGCAAATACAGCAACTCTAAGAACCTATTTAGAAATTGTTCGTGTAGCACAACTCCAAGATGGTAAAATGGATTGTTTCTTCGCATAATTAAAAGATATCTTTTTTAACTAAAATTTTTTATATATCATATAGTAAATATATGGAAGCCCCCAGCTACACAGATACTATCTTATTACAAGCAAATAGGAAGAGTTCTGCTGAATATCTTTCAGGTAATAATGAAAGTAAATCATCTTGGACGAACGATTTAGGTGCAGGAATAAAATTAGATATAGGAGATACAATATCAGTACATTCAGCATATATATCTGAAATAGGAAATGAAGAAGCTACGATAGAGATTAAAGGAAAAAAAGCAATAAATAATTTAGGACAAGAACAGAAATATATATCTACGAATGTTACATTGGTGAAAACAGAAGGTGAATTAAGTAATGGAATAATCTCCGAAGTTAAAACGAGTGAAGGAAATTATTCTTGGGAATATACAGTAGATAAGAATGTAGTTAATACAATAAATGATAATGAAATAAATATAACACATTCATATTATAAATGTGCTCAGGGAGATAATTATATTACATTACCTCGTAAATGGGGAGCGAATGATAGAAAGGGATGGTTTGACGGATCTAAGAATTGGTCTCAATATGATAGTTTTGATAACGGAAAATGTTATAGTATAAATCCTTATAGATTGGGGACAGATTATAGTGATATACGAAAATTTGGTCAGAAGAATGGTTATGGATTTTCACAGGAAACAGATGTAAAGTCTGATAATACAACAATATCTCACGATGGAAGAAGATTTACATTATTTGTAAGAAAATCTTTTAAAAATTATGTTCCTGATGGTGTAAAGACTGGACATTATTTACAAGGTGAAAGAGATCCTGCTATGATGGATTTTATTTGGTATAAGAAAACTGTAAAATATAATGTAAGTCTTGGATTTAATTCACCTGCTAATGTAGCATCACAGATAACAAATAAAATGACTGATACAATAAAAATAGAAAATATTTCTTTGGGTGAAGATAATGATGGAAGTGGATCTCGTAGAGACGGACAGATAAAACAAAATAATTTAAATTTAGAAGCACAGAGTAATACTTATGAAATATTTCCTTGTGCTACTGCTTGGTTCTTAAAAAATGCTGGTGAATTATGGTTTAATGATAATTATACACCAGCAGTGAGAGTTCCAGTCACGAGAGATGATCCTATTACATTAAAGAATAATCAAAATTGTTTTAGTCTTAATTTTAGTGGAGCATTCGGCGGATCAGATTACAATGCATCTCAATATTTTACAGATGGTGTAGTAAGAACAGGATGGAAATGTTTAAAGTTTTATAATACCTCTACGAATACTACAATTTCACAATACGATTTTTTAAAAGGATCTCCAATTTGTAATGTTCGTGAATTCGCAGACGATAATGACAAAACATCAATAGGATTTGATGTTGAATATACTGGTGGTGATCATACAATAAATAATCCTACTCTACAAACATACGCATTTGAATTTACAAATGAGCATATTCCAATCTTATATGAGAGTTGTTATTCAACGGTGGGATATTTACGTCCTGAAATACAAGAAGCAGGAAGAGAATTTAATGCTGGATTTAATGAGGATGATAATATAACGATAGATGGATCATTTCATACATTAGAAATGAGTTATCCTATGACTGAACAAACGATGCCTCTCGGACAGGAGGGACAACCATCTGTAATAGTAACACGAATTCCTTGGACTGATGAAAATCTTTTAGCATTAAAGAAATTATTTGAAGCTCAGGGATTATATCCTGAATTATTTGATTACGATGGAATGTCAGCATCTCAAAAAGAATTAATTAATGTCACAGAAGAAACAAAAGATAATGTATCTGTTGATAAAATGAGATTTTTACATATGAACGATAATACACAAGAAACAGATTTTTCATATACTGCCGAGATTACATCAGATATCGTAGATGGTGAAACTGGTGAATATATACCAAGTGATGATGTTACTGATTTGAGAGTAGGGATGAGAATATATAAAACGGATATTGATACAGATGATGATAGATTATTTCCACCTGATACATTTATTACGAGTATAACAGGAAATAACGTATTTGTAAGTAATTCTCATAATACGAGTTTAGATGTAACATCAAATCTTCCTTTCACAATATTTTATGCTGGAAATGGTTTAGGAAGTGATAGATATACGAATGGATCAGGATTAACATCAGAATTCCATACAGCAGGAGCAGTATTTTTTGATTATAATCCTGCACGAAAAGATATCTCTACTGGTGAAGGTTCAGGAACAGTTCCTTATGAAACATTGACGTACGGTTTTGCTCGTAAAGTGAAATATTTTACAGATGAATATATAGGATTTACATTAGGAAAATATCAATCGGGGACATTACCAGAAGCATGGTTTGCTGGAAATTTAATCAGAAGGAACAGATGTATTGGTTTTGATAAACATTTCAACGCATTTTCTACTGGTGCGATTTTATTAACAAATGGTGAAGCTTCTCCTTGGGGAGGAGATTATAATGCTTCTTGGATAGAAGGAAGTAAATGGTCTAAACCAATCACAGGCAATGGTGGGGATACATTACCTGATACTGATGTAGGAACAATGTTTAGATGTTTTAATAATCAACCGACAGGAGATGGATGGTATATACAAAATGCTAGTGGAAATACTAAATATGGTCCCACATTTGATGATCCAAATACAGCACGAATATTTAATGAAATATATTGTGGAGCAAATCAACCAGCATTACAATTTGACGGAGCCAGTTCAAGATTTTCATTTGTAAATCTTCATACACCTGAGCGGATTGGAACAGATGAAAAATTTGTTAATAATGCGAGTGATGTAGCAGATGATAATCTTCCTTGTTATAAATTAAATAAAAGATTAGATAGATTAAATTATAGTCCTGATTTCATACCTTATAATAATGTTTTCAAAGTAGCAAATGCTTCTGAACTCCCTGCAACACCAATAGTAGAAAAAGATAATAGTATATCTCCTTATTCTATAATGGACGCTCAATCAGGAATATTTATAGAAGATTATGGATGTGATGAAAAGAACTGGGAACAATCATTATGGGAGTTATTGGGATTTACTTATAAACAATTTCATAATGTAGGATCACGATTACAAAGATTAACAAATACTGGATTGACAACATCAACACCAACAACAAATGCTCTTATTAAAACAGAAGATTTACAAAATCTTGTAAAAGTAGGATCGTCAGGATTACCGAAAACGAATACATTAAATGTAAATTATCCTTATTGGAGATATTCACCAAATGGATGGAAATCTGCGGAGCATTTTTCAAATACTCCATTGGGAGATACTAATTTGGCTTTTCCTGGGAATCTGACATATCCTGTTGTCGCTCAACAAGCAGTATCAACTAATATAGAGGCAGATAATTTACCTCGTAAAATGTTATCACCTGTATATTTAATTAAAACAGATCTTTTAAATCCAAAATATATTGGAGGTAGAGAAGGAACATCATCATTACCGATTATAGGTGTCGTAGATAAGTCTTCAGGCTATGGAGATTTCTATACAGGAGCAACAAATTCTAATATATTCACAAATACAATACCGAGAACTATACAAAATATAAAAACATCTATTGTAGATGCAGATGGTAGTGAATCACGAGTAGATGACTCTTGCTGTGTTATCTATAAAGTAACTAAACAGATCCGAAATAATTCTGTTGTATTACAGAATATGCTGAATCCGCCAAAGAAGTAAAAGATATCTTTTTGATAACTTTTTACATCAAAAATAGAAGTAGATGAAAAGTAAAAATATATTTGTAGAAGGTATAAAAACAATCTAGGAAAGTGTATAAAAGATGTCTTCTAACACCACCGAATGGACGTCCAACGACTACAGCAATCTCATTACCATTACAGCCTCTGCGATTGCATCAGTACTCTTGGTGGTATTTAAGAGCCGATGCAAAAAAATATCAATATGTGATGGATTACTTTCTTGCGATAGAAAAGTTATGTCAGATAGTGAAGATGAAGAAGAACAAAAAAAATTAACA